CTAGCTTGACTAAAAGGGTGAAGAGGTGTAATATATCAGTATGACTAACCAAGACTCCTCGAAGACTATTTTTGACGAACAGATTGCCCGAAAACCAGACAAATATCCTTGGGCGCAAGAGTTCATAGCAGTTATGCACGAAGGTTTTTGGACTCACAAAGAATTTAGCTTCTCTAGTGATGTTCAAGACTTTAAAGTAAACCTCTCAGATGAAGAGAGAGAAATTATTGTTCGCACTCTTTCTGCAATCGGCCAAATCGAAGTGGCAGTGAAAAAGTTTTGGGCCAAGCTAGGAGACAACCTTCCTCATCCTTCTCTCAGCGATTTGGGCTATGTAATGGCTGGCGTTGAGGTTATCCATAACAATGCTTATCAGCGTTTGCTTGAAGTTTTAGGTATGGAAGACATCTTCGAACAAAATCTAAAGCTAGATGTTGTTGCTGGCAGAGTTAATTATCTGCGCAAATACACTCACCGTTTTTACAAAGACTCCAAAAAGCAGTATGTCTATGCTTTGATTCTTTTCACTTTGTTCATTGAGAATGTTTCTTTGTTTTCTCAGTTCTACATTATTCTTTGGTTTGGTCGTTACCGCAATGTTCTCAAAGACACTACTCAACAAGTGACTTACACCAAGAACGAAGAACTTATCCATGCTAAGGTTGGAACAAAGCTCATCAACACCATTCGCAAAGAATGCCCAGAGTTATTTGACAAAGAATTAGAATCTAAAATTCTTCATGAAGCTGGCCAAGCTTTTGAGGCTGAATCTAAGATTATTGATTGGATTGTCGGAGATTGGAAAGACAAAAGAATTTCTGCCGATATTTTGAAAGAATATATCAAAACAAGAATCAACGATTCTTTGAAAGATATTGGTTTCTCACCATTATTTTCTATTAACGAATCTCTGGCTAGAGATTATGAGTGGATGGATGAAGAGGTTCTTGCCAACAATGCGGTAGATTTCTTCTACCAACGTCCAGTTGATTACGCCAAGGCAAACAAAACTTTTGAAATTGACGATCTAATTTAATTTATAACATGAGCAAATACTACTGGTTAAATGAAAAATCCCGCGAATTTCTATCTCGGGGCTATGTCAGAGAAGGTCAAACAGCAGAGCAAAGAGTCAGAGAAATTGCCGAAGCTGCTGAAAGATATTTAGGAATTCAAGGGTATGCTGACAAGTTCGAGGATTATATGTCTCGCGGTTGGTTTAGCCTATCTTCTCCTGTTTGGGCCAATTATGGCCTAGAAAGAGGTCTTCCGTGCTCATGCAATGGTTCTTACATTGAGGACACAATGGAAAGCATTCTGTATAAAAATGCTGAAATTGGAATGATGACAAAAAATGCTGCTGGGACTTCTGCTTACTTTGGTAAACTTCGTCATCGTGGGGCCGCTATCAGCAGTGGCGGAACTTCAAGTGGCGCTGTTCACTTCATGGAACTTTTTGACAAAGTATCTAATGTTGTTTCTCAGTCTAGCGTTCGTCGCGGTTCAATGGCTGCTTATATTGACATTGATCACCCAGATATTGAAGAATTCTTGCGCATCAAGGGAGAAGGCCACCCAATTCAAGATTTAAGTATTGGCGTTTGCATCTCCGATGAGTTCATGGAAAGCCTTATCAATAAGAATGAAAAAAATCTAAATCTTTGGGGTCAAGTAATCAAAAAACGTTTTGAGAGCGGTTATCCGTATATTCATTTTACTGGCACTGCTAACAAGAAAGCTCCAAAAGTTTATCGAGATAAAGGAATTAAAATTCACGCCTCAAATCTCTGCAATGAAATCCAACTCTCTTCCGACTCTGAAACTTCTTTTGTCTGCGTACTTTCTAGCATTAACCTCCTTCACTATGAAGATTGGAAGGATACTGATGCAGTTGAAGTTTTAACTTACTTCTTAGATACTGTAACTGAAGAGTATATAAGAAAGACTAAAGATATGCCTTTCATGAGTGCTCCTTATAAATTCGCCGTTGAGCAGCGAGCAATTGGTTTAGGGGTTCTTGGTTGGCATTCGTATCTTCAAAGCAAGAGAATCGCTTTTGAAAGCATGGAAGCTAAGCTATTAAATGCTCAAGTTTTTAAACTCATTGATGAAAAGAGTTTGAAGGCGAGCAAAGAACTAGCTGAGAAATATGGTGAACCAGAACTTCTTAAAGGTTACGGAGAAAGAATGGTAACTCGTCTTGCTATCGCTCCAACAACTTCTTCTTCCTTTATTCTTGGTCAAGTTTCTCAAGGCATTGAACCTCAAAACTCAAACTATTACGTTAAGAAACTGGCTAAAGGTTCCTTCACATACAAGAATCCTTATCTCAAGCAACTGCTGGAAGAAAAAGGCAAAGACTCTCAAGAAGTTTGGAAAAGTATTCTTGAACAAGGTGGTTCTGTTCAGCATCTTGACTTCTTATCTCAAGACGAAAAGGATGTTTTCAAAACATTTGGAGAAATCTCTCAAAAAGAAATCGTTATTCAAGCAGCCCAGCGTCAAAGATACATTGATCAAGGACAGAGCTTAAATCTCATGATTCCTCCGTCAGCAACTATTGGTGAAGTTGGTAAACTTCTTTTCTTTGGTTGGCAGCAAGGGGTTAAAGGTTTTTACTATCAACGTTCAAGCAACCCTAGCCAACTTTTAGCAAGGTCACTTAACGAATGTAAATCTTGCGAAGCATGATTCCTCTCATTGTATTAACTTGTCTCTGGTTAGTCTGTTTTTGGATTGACTGGAGAACTAAAAATTTTCGCTAAATAAATACTAGAAAAAAATATTTTTTAAGTGTAAAAATAGATCATGGAAGTAGATTTCTCTCAACAAATTATAGAAGCTAAAAGTCGTTCTGGCCCAAAGAGTTCCGCACAAACTCCAGCAAAGCCAGACGAACGTAAAAAGGGTTCTAAAATGAATGAGCCAGGTTCCGCTGGTACTACTCCAGATGCTAAACAACGTGCGAAAGAAGCTCTTGAAAGAAAAGATGAGAAAGAAATCGTTAAAGCGGAAATTACATTTAACGATAAAATCATCAACTCTTTAAAGAAGAAGGTTGAAGATCACAATTCAAAACATAGTAAAAAAGTAAGTCTTTCTCAATTAAAGAAAGTTTATCGTAGAGGTCTTGGCGCATTTAGTTCCAGCCATCGTCCAGGCAAGAGTCGTCAACAGTGGGCTATGGCTCGCGTTAACACTTTCTTGAAAATGATGCGCGGCGAAAAAGTTAAAGATGCGTATAAAGCCGCTGACGGTGATATTGCTAGAGGATCAGAAGCTTTCGATCACAATCATGACTTCTATGATTTTGAAGATATTGAATGGCAGCTAGCTCACATTAATCTGATCGAAGCTGGTGTTTTAGAAGAAGAAATGAATATCTTTAATGAAGATATTGACTACACTGAGGCTGAGAAAAAGACATTGAACAAACCTTTTCGTTTACCTTCAGGCTCAAATAAGAAATTTGGTGTTTATGTAAAAAACGATAAGGGCAATACTGTCATGGTCAAGTTTGGTGATCCTAATATGGAAATCAAACGTGATGACCCTGAACGACGCAAGAATTTTCGCGCTCGTCATCAGTGTGACACTAATGTTGGTCCAAAATGGAAAGCTCGATACTGGTCTTGCCGTTTTTGGAGCAAAAGCCCTGTTTCTAAAATGACAGCAGAAGAATTGGATAAACTAGACCCAATCGAAGCTTTCTACGTGAAGCAAGAGGAAAGACAAGCTTCTTTAGAAGATAGTGGTTTTGATGAAAATGCAATTCCCACCCAAGAAGAAATCTTAGCTCTCGACCCTCTTCTTGACAATGTTTATTACATTGAAGAAGAAATTGATCTTTAATCTGTAGAATATAGATATTGAGCGCGTATAATCTATGTGTTCAGCATCTATCATTCTGCATTTAATTTAATTAAGCATGGCTTCGTTGGTTGGCAAGAAAGCGTTCAAAACTCTTGCAAATTCGCTGACGAAGTAATTATTGCGGTTAATACCTCTTCTGATGGTACTAAAGAAGCCATCGAAGAAACTTTAAAAGATTTCTCTAATTGGAAAATCATTGAAACAGATTTTTCTTACCAAGACCCTTGGCTTGACGGTAAGATTAAAAATGTCGCTCTGCAAGCTTGTACTCAAGACTTTAAGATTCAGCTTGATCTTGACGAATACATTCCTCTTTGGCAAAAGCCAATTTGGGAGAATGTTGCAATGCAGTTAGCATTTCATCCTGCTCAGTGTGTTGCTGTAGCATCTGTTAACTTGTATAAAGATTGGAATCACTTGTCTTCTATTACAAACAAGCAATATTTCCATAAAGGACAGGCATATCGCGCACCTTCCATTCATGCTCGCAAACCAGATGGCACAATCAACACTAAGATGAGTGACGGTTGCGATTTAGTTGATCAATTTGGTAATTTCGTTCCAACAATTCCAACGCCAAATGATCAAAGCGTTTTGGAACAAAACGTAGCTCCATTTGTTGTGCATTTTGGATACGTTGATCTTGATTCTCGACTAAAGAGAAATCATGAGTTTTGGCATGAGCATTGGTATGTTGAGGGCGGAGGACAAGCGCCAGCCCATACAATTCATATGAAGCATGAGGATTTTGAATATCCTTATATCGAACATAAATTAAATCTATGATTAAAGAATTATTAAATGAATTGAAACCATATTCCTTACCATTTAAGATGGTAAGAGTTGGAAACCCATTAAGAGATGGTGGGTACGGTTTGTATGAAAAATTCACTTTGGAAAGTGACGCCGTTTATTCTTTTGGCGTAGGTCAATTACCTGAACAAGTAGAATTTGACCGTCAAATGGCTTCTATAGGTAAGAAAGTTTATATGTATGATTATAGCGTGGATGGCCCACCAGTTAATCATGAAAACTTCTCTTTCTATAAAGAATTTGTTTCATCTCAAAATGCTTATGAGTTTTTAAAACTTAACGGAGATTTGGATAAGAAAAATCTTTTAGGTCAATTTGATATTGAAGGCGCTGAGTATGAAATGATTCTTAATGTAGATAAAGATTTTTTTAACCATTTTTCGCAGCTATCTATTGAATTTCATTACTTGGATCAAGTAAGGGAGGACCAGTTAGAAACATTTAAATTGCTAAATGATAAATATTATCTTTATCATATACACGCTAATAATCATGGTAAAAAAACAGACGAGTCGGGAAAAATACCAGAAACTTTAGAAATCTCTTATTTAAGAAAAGATAAGGTTGAAATTATACCTTATCTAGATAAGAATCCAAGACCAATCATAGGAATTGATAGACCGTGTTGCCCTTGGGAACCAGAATTCTTTTTAGATTGGTGGTGCAAAGATGAATAAATATAATATCATTGCGTTCTCAGTATTTGACGAAAACTTCAAAATCATGCAGGATTTTGTAGAAACTAGAAACAAAAATTATTTTAATCAAAAAAATATTCAATACCTGAGTTTTTCAGAAAACTTAAAAAAATATTCTTCTGAAAAAATGTCTGATAAACACCAAAAATATTGGACAAAAATTTTCATCTTAAAAGATTTGCTTGAACAAAAATCAAATGCGGATTGGTTTTTTTTAATGGACTCTGATGTTGTGGTTGTTGACATGGATTTTGATTTAAATATCTTTCCAAATTTAATTCCAAACCATAAAGAATTCATTGTTTGCGACACAGATCAAAATTATTCAGATAAATTTTGGAACGTTAACACTGGAGTATTTTTTTGCAAAAACACTTCATACATGCTTGAAATCATAACTGATATAGTTAATATAGCTATAGAAAATGATTTTTTTGTAGAACAGCCAATTTTTCAACAAATGCTGTATTTGAATTATAAAAAACTTTCAGATAAAACAGCCATTTTTCCAAGCACGGCTTTTAATCATGAAGGAAAATTTTTATATCATGCTTGTAATTTTTCTACTTTAGACATGGACTTTAAAAAGGCTATAGAAGAAAAAACTAAATTTCTAAAAAATATTTGTATTCATCAATAATGAAATCAATCATCATCACTGGTATTACTGGTCAAGACGGTTCTTTAATGGCCGACTATATTTTAAGGAACACTGATTTATTTGTTTATGGAGCGCATCGTCGCCTGAGTGTTCCAAATCATAAGAATATTGAACACTTAAAAGGTCATCCAAGGTTTTCTACAATTGATTTAGACATTACCGATCCCGAAAATATTAATCAGGTAGTTAGACAAATTAAACCAGACTACTTTGTTAATTTTGCCGCTAATTCTTTTGTTGGCAATAGCTGGAAGATGCCTGTAAATCACATGCAAACAAACTGCATGGGGGTTCTTTTCTGCCTTGAAGCAATCCGCAACTTTTCGCCCGAAACAAGGTTTTATAACGCTGGTAGCAGCGAACAGTTTGGCGATGTAATCTACTCGCCACAGGATATTAATCATCCTTTTAGACCACGTTCGCCTTATGGCGCTGCAAAATGTGCCGCTCATCATTTGGTAAAAGTTTACCGCGATTCTTACAATATTTACGCTGTTCAAGGCATCCTATTCAATCATGAGGGTGTCCGTCGCGGAGAAGAGTTTGTAACGCGCAAAATCACCAAGAATGTCGCTAGAATCAAAAACTCTAAAAGAGAAGGAAAAGCGTTTCTACCAATGGAGTTAGGAAATCTTGATGCAAAAAGAGATTGGAGCGATGCAGAAGATTTTGTGCATGGGGTCTGGCTCATGCTAAATCAAAATAGTCCAAAAGACTATGTTCTTTCTGCTAATGAAACTCATTCGGTTCGTGAGTTTGTTGAGTTAGCTTTCAAAGCAGCCCTAATTGAAGGTGAATGGTCTGGCAACGGTATTGAAGAGGTCTTTATTGACAAAGAGACGAAACAAAAACTTGTTACAATCAATCCTGCTTTTTATCGCCCAGCAGAAGTTGATCTTCTTTGGGGAGACTCTGGCCCAGCTAGGCAAGAGCTAAATTGGACTCCAAAAACATCTTTCGAGCAACTTGTGGAAAAAATGGTTGCATCTGATCTTGGTTGGCCTTATAATACATTTTATGAATATCATTCAAATAGGATGCAATGACTGCAATGATCACGTTTTCAATTTTATTAAAGAAAACCAAAAGATCATAAATAATTTTTTTGTTGTAGATGCTTTACCAAAATGTTGCGAAAAAGCGAAAGAAGTTTATAACTTTATTGATAACTTAAAAATTTTCAATAAAGCAATTGGTTTAGAAAATACTACTTGTAGATTTTATTTTCCAGAAGGAGATGAGCAATCAGCACACGCATCTTTAAATAAAGATCATGTTCTGAACCATCATCACCCAATTATAAATTTTATTGATGTTGAATGTATTGACATTAATGATTTCTTAAATAAGTTGCCTAAAATAGATCGCTTATATATTGACATTGAAGGGTTAGATGTGAAAACACTACTTCATATGAATGATGAATATTTTGATATTCCATATATTGAATATGAATTCTATCATGGTCAAGATACATTTAATCCTGGAATAATGCATCAATTTCTGTTGCAAAAGTTCGCAAATCATGGATATTCAGTAAAACAAATCTCTGAATACAATTGTGTCGCAGAAAAAACCAAATAAAAAACTCATAGTCTCAAAGTTTGTCGAGATTCCCGCCAAATCAAAGCGGGAGTTTTGGCAGAGAGAATATGTATTGCTTAATCGGCTGATTGAAAGATATAGTTTAGAATTTTTACAAGACACTTCCTTTTCTTTTCAAGGAGAAAGTCTAGCTATCTTGTTTGCCGATAAGATTTTAAAAGACCTCGATTTACGATTCAAGATTTACAACTCTTGTCTAAAGAAGGAGGAAGAAATGATCGTATTACAAGACGATCCATCAATTGAAAAACGGCAGATTGCCAAGAAACCTAAAACAATTAGAGACTTTTTAAATGGCCAAGACTAAAACAACAGAAGAAAAAAAGATTACTTCATCAGATATTCTGAGCACATTCTTAAAGCAGAATGCAGAAGATCACTACAACTTTGAAGAAACTGTTGACTATAAGGTGTCAAGCGGTTCTTTACAACTGGACTTGCAGCTTGGTGGCGGCTTTGGCCCTGGCCTTCATCGCTTTGTAGGCATGAATGAAGGAGGTAAAACCTCTGAAGCTTTGGAAGTAATGAAGAACTTCCTTGTTGAAATTCCAAACAGTAAGGGTTTTTATATCAAAGCTGAGGGTCGCCTTTCTCCAGAAATGCAAAAACGTTCTGGCGTTAAGTTTGTATTTTCTCCTGAAGAGTGGGTTGCTGGAACATGCTTTGTATTTGAAAGCAATATTTATGAAACTGTTGTGGATGCAATGCGCAAACTCGTTTCCAACAATGAGGAAAAGATTAAGTTTTGTTTTCTTCTTGACGCTGTGGACGGTTTGATTGCAAAAGGTGATATGGATAAATCTTTTGAAGAAAGCTCAAAAGTTGCTGGCGGGGCAGTTATCGCTGCCACATTCATGAAAAAACTTTCCATCGCTCTCGCTAAGAGAGGTCATATGGCAATCTTTATTTCTCAAGTTCGAGCAGATATTAAGCTTGACCCGTATTCAAAAGCTCCCATTCGTCAAACTTCTGCCACTGGCGGCAACGCCCTACTCCACTTCGCGAACTGGATTTTAGAGTTCGAGCCAAGATTCAAAGGTGACTTGATTTTGCAAAATCCAAGTGATAAAACAATTGACGTTCAAAAGAATCCTCCAGTTGGGCATTGGGCTAAAGTCACTGTAAAGAAATCTCCAAACGAGAAAACTAACTTGACTATCCCATACCCTATTCGTTATGGCAGAACTGGTGGAAAATCCATTTGGATCGAAAAAGAAATCGTTGATCTGCTACTCGCTTGGGAAATGGTAATGAAGGGTGGCGCTTGGTTTTCTCCAAGCGAAGACTTCCTTGAACTACTTACTCAGAACGGTCTTTCCTTCCCAGAAAAGGTTCATGGCGAAAGCAACTTATTCAAGACGATTGAAGAAGACAAAGCTCTTTTAGAATTCTTGATCAAGTATTTCCGCAACATGATCGGCAATGAAATTTAAAACTATATATGGTAAAGAGAAAACTCTCAAGAATTCTCGCCAATATTTAATTGATTGGAGAAAAAAAACCCGTAGTAAATTTCAAGACGAGGTTAAAAAATTCCTATACAAATATTGGAAAGATGACGTTGTTTTTGAAGAGCTTAGGTTGGTTGAGACACGACTGACCTTTGATTTTTTTAACGCGAATAAAAAAATAGCCATTGAAGTTCAAGGACAACAACATACAAAGTTTGTTCCTTTCTTTCACGGAAACAGAGCTAAGTTTTTGCAGCAATTAAAAAGGGATTCTAAAAAGTACGACTTTTGTGAAATTAATGGTTTTAAATTGATAGAAATTTATGACGTTAAAGAATTAACAAAAGATTTTTTTGAATCTCATGGAATTTATCTATAATATTTAATATGGGAAGAAAAAAGAATCTCGAACAGCAGATGCCTAAATTTCACATGCCTCCTAATCTCATTGATCAGCTTTATGAGTTAAGTGGCAACGCTGATAAATATAAGGGAGTTATTGTTGCTTACGTGTCTGAAGATGGAATTCCGTTAATCTATGCCAAATATGATTCTCAAGTTGTTGAGTTTGGAATGAGAAAAGCCATGGAGAAATATTTGGAAAACGTCGAGGCTTCTGAATTCACGATTGACCCAAATGAAGGTTTTGGGCAAGAAGGACTTGACCAAGATGAATGATCGTGTATCGTATAGATAGCATGATCTATTCTTACGAGCTTGAAAAACAACTTTTGGCTGGGTTGATTAAAAATCCAGAAAACTATTTCGATATTTCTGCCTTCATTAATGAGAAGGATTTTTATAGCGAAGATAACAGTCTGAATAAGACAATCTTTACTATTATTCGTCAGGCTTTAGAAGCTCACGAAGAAATTGATGATGTAATTATTGCTCAACGAGTTCAGAATCTTGGAATCTCGTTTGATGATGTTGTCAATGTTGCTGAGTATGTAAAGTCTCTTGGCATGAGAAAGGTTTCAGAAGGAAGCCTTATCAAAACAGCTAGAGAGCTTAAAAAATACACAATCAGAAGAGAAATCTACGAGTCTTCTCAATCTATCGCCAAGAAGATGAAGACTCTACCTGCTGAGAGCAGTTATTCTGAAATCATTTCTGTAGCCGATAAGGAGTATAATAGTCGCATCAATCAATACGAAGTTGGTAACGACTCTCCAGAAAACATCTATGATGAAATGGAGAAACTGATCGAAGATCGTGGCTTGAATCCTGTCACTGAATTTGGCATGATGGGACCGCATGAGAAAATCAATGATATTTATGGTTCCCTCTTACGCCCAGGGAATATTACCGTTGTTGTTGCTCGATCTGGCGTTGGCAAGACTCAGTTCTGCATGGACTACAGCACGAAAGTAAGTTTAAAATACAATGTTCCAGTTCTACATTTTGATAATGGAGAAATGAGCAAAGAGGAACTTATTATGCGTCAGTGTTCTGCGCTTAGCGGCGTTCCCATGCACTTGATTGAAAGCGGCCAATGGCTTCGCGCAGGCAAGGAAGTTGTTGATAAGGTTAGAAGTGTTTGGGCTAAAGTTAAGAAGCTCCAATTTTATTATTATAATGTTGGAGGCATGGATGTTGATTCTATGATTAACACCTTGAAGCGTTTCTACTATTCAAAGGTTGGCAGAGGCAAGCAAATGATTTTTAGTTTCGACTATATCAAAACAACTTCTGATATGGGCGGCGGAAACAAAACAGAGTGGCAGGTAGTTGGTGAAATGGTTGATAAGTTTAAAAGATGCGTTCAGAAAGAAATTCTTCACGAAGGAGTTCCAATTATTCCTATGATTACTTCTGTTCAGTCGAACCGAAGCGGC